ATTAGAACCTCTAATCTAAGACATATCTCAATCGTATACTATTATGTATAACAAAATGTTTGTACTATTTGTTAAAAGTACAAATGAATATGTTGTCACTTATAATGTTGATCAAGGTAACATTAATGATATTCCTGAAAATACAATCTTAGTTCATCGTAAAAAAGAAACCAATACACTTTATACTATAAACGCTTTAAACGAATTAATTAAAAAATTAAATGGTGGAGTAGTAGATGTAGAATATAGAGTAAGTTGGCCACATTATAAAAATAGTATATTATTGACTCAACATAATGAGTTAAAACAACTAAATACAAAGGTGTTTAGGATCATTGAATTATAAGGTACGTAACGTTAAAGAAAACACTACAATAGAAAGGCATTTTAAAAGCTTGTATTAGCTAGTTTGGCCTATAATAATAAATGTAGTATATTAAATAGTAACAATTTAAAACCAAATAAAAATGGACATCAATGCGATTAAACAGAGATTGAATTCTCTACAAGCAACCGGAACCAAGAAAGAAAAGGTTGACTATTCCAAGTACTATTGGAAACCAAAACAAGAAGGTAAGTATCAAATCCGAATTGTACCTTCATCAATTAATAAAGAAAATCCGTTTCAAGAAGTGTTTGTACACTATGGATTATCTAAATTCCCAACTTATGCTTTAACAAACTGGGGTGAAAAAGATCCAATTGTTGAATTTGCAAAACAGCTTCGTCAAACAAATGATAAGGAAAATTGGCAACTAGCTAAAAAGTTAGATCCTAAAATGCGAATATTCGCTCCTGTTATTGTTCGAGGTGAAGAAGACAAAGGAGTTCGTTTGTGGGAATTTGGAAAAGAAATCTATATGCAATTATTAGGCATTGCTGAGGATGAGGATTATGGAGATTTTACTGATATCAATGAAGGTCGTGACTTTACAGTTGATGCTAACATTGGTGACATTGGAGGTCGTCAAGGTATTAAATGCTCAATTCGTGTTAAACCTAAAACATCAGTATTAAGTTCTGACAAATCAGAAATCAAATCATGGTTAACTGAACAACCTAATGTTTTAGAGTTACAAAAGAAAAATAGTTATGAAGATCTTAAAGATATCTTAAAACGTTTCTTAAATCCAGAAGAGGAAGAATCTGAGGAAACAGTTACAGTTGAAGATACAAAAGATGAAGATCCAATCTTAGCTAAGGCTGAACAGCCAAAATCTAACTACACACTTCAAGTAAAACCAAAAGCAACTAAAGCAGATAAGTTTGATGCTTTGTTTGGTGATGATGAAGATAGTGAAGACGCACCGTTTTAATTAATAACAATTTATGGCTAAAAAGAAAGAATCTTTAATGACAGCAGTCTCAGCTGAAATGAAATCTAGTTTTAATCTAGATAAATTTAAAGAGAAAAAGCTACTTAACAATCCAGTTAAGTTCAAAGAACAAAAATGGATCCCATTTTCAGAAGCATTACAAGATTCAACTTCATTACCCGGAGCAGCTATAGGCCATATTAATCTCTTAAGAGGACACAGTAATACAGGTAAAACAACAGCTTTACTTGAATTAGCAATTAATGCCCAGAAAATGGGCATTTTGCCTGTGTTTATCATTACAGAGATGAAATGGTCTTGGGAACATGCTAAACAAATGGGTTTTCAAGTTGAAGATGTTGTTGATGAATCAACAGGTGAAATTGTAGATTATAGAGGATTTTTCTTATATGTTGATAGAAGTACATTAGGTACTATTGAAGACACAGCAGAATTTATAGCCGATTTGTTAGATGAACAGAAGAAAGGCAATTTACCTTATGATTTATGCTTCTTCTGGGATTCAATTGGTTCTATACCTTGTAAAATGAGTGTTGAAGCAAATAAAAACAATCCAATGTGGAATGCCGGAGCAATGTCACAACAGTTTGGTAATTTTATTAATCAACGTTTCCCATTATCAAGAAAAGAATCATCACCATATACAAATTCAATGGTAGCAATTAACAAGATCTGGATCGCACCAGCTGAAAATATATTTGCTCAACCAAAAATGAAGATGAAAAATGGTGAAACAATGTTTTTGGATGCTTCAATTGTATTAACATTTGGTAATATTACTAATAGTGGTACAAGTAAATTAAAAGCAACTAAAGATGGTAAGGAAGTAGAATTTGCAGTTCGTACTAAAGTATCAGTAGATAAAAATCACGTTACTGGATTACAAACTAAGAATACAGTTGTAGCTACAGTTCATGGTTTTATTAGTGATGATACTAAAGATGTTAATGAATATAAGAAACAACATGCTCATGAATGGGTACATATCTTAGGAAGTCTTGAAGGTATTGGTTTGACTGAAGACAAATCAGAATGGGAAGAAAGTAAAGAGAATATTACATTAATTGACGAAGAATAAACATGAACAAGAAAGGCTTACTTGATATGTTGGAGAATATGGACAAACCAGATAGCCCAGCAGCAACATTTAATAAACATAGTAGAGTATTAATTATAGATGGTTTAAATCTATTCTTACGTAACTTTGCTGTATTAAACTATGTTAATCAAGATGGAGTTCATGTAGGTGGGTTAGGAGGATTCTTACGCTCATTGGGGTTCTTAATTGCCCAAAACAAGCCTACATCTGTTTATATTGTATTTGATGGGGTAGGTTCAACCATTAACAGGAAGAACCTACTCCCTGAATACAAATCAGGTCGAAATCTATCAAGAATGACTAATCATTCTGCATTTGATGATTTAGAAGAAGAACAAGATTCTAAAATTAATCAAATATCAAGACTCATTCACTATTTAAGGTGTTTACCCGTCAATCTTATATCACTTGATAAGGTTGAGGCAGATGACATAATAGCGCATTTATCCAACTATATGGCGGTTAAATACGATAGTAAATGTGTGATTGTGTCCGCAGATAAAGACTTCTTACAATTAGTGAACAAAAATATTACTGTTTATAGTCCTATTGTAAAAGAATACTACACACCTGAAACAGTTAAAGAAAAATTTGGCCTACCAGCTAAAAACTTTATATTGTATAAGACACTTATGGGCGACAACTCAGATAAAATACCCGGATTAAAAGGATTAGGACCTAAAAAGTTATTTAAGTTCTTCCCAGAGTTACAAACAGAAGAGTTGTCCTTAGAATCTTTGTATAATATTTGTGAAGGGAAGTATAAAGAAAACGTTATATACTCGAGGTTAATATTTGAGTATGAGACGTTACAGAAGCACTACAAGATAATGGATCTAAGTAACCCGTTAGTAGATGAGAGCGAGAAGCAGATAATAGAGGATGTGATTGAAAGTGAAATAGAGAATACTAAAATAATAGAGTTTCTAAACATGTATAATGAAGATGGTTTAGGCCACACTCTTAAAAATGTAGACTATTGGATCAGAAACACATTCACTACATTAAATAGTTTTAAATAAAATAAGTTATGACATTAAATACACTATCACAGTATGGAACTCACTTCCAGATCAAAGTTTTGTCCTCTTTACTTACCCGTAAAGAGTTTTTAATTAACATTCATGACGTTCTAAGTGAAGAATACTTTGATAACTCAGCCCATAAATGGATTATAGCTGAGATTCTTAAGTATTATGAACGTTATCATACTGTTCCAAGTATGGATGTTTTGAAAGTTGAGATGAAGAAAATTGAAAATGAAGTTCTACAACTTTCTATTAAAGAACAACTTCGTGAAGCATATACAGCTTCAGAAGATGATTTAGTTTATGTGGAACAAGAATTTTCTAATTTTTGTAAAAACCAACAATTAAAGAAAGCACTATTAACATCAGTTGATTTATTGAAGGCTGGTGACTATGATTCTATTAGACATTTAGTTGATAACGCTTTAAAAGCAGGTCAAGATAAAAATGTTGGACTAGAATACAGCAAAGACATTCAGTCTCGATATAGAGAAGAACATCGCCCAGTTATTCCTACACCGTGGGAATTATTTAACAACTTATTTCAAGGCGGTATTGGACCAGGCGATTTTGGTTTAATATTTGGTAACCCTGGAGGTGGTAAATCATGGACATTAATTGCTTTAGGAGCACATGCTGTTAGTTTAGGTTTTAATGTTATTCATTATACATTAGAATTAGGTGAAGATTATGTTGGATTACGATATGATGCTTGCTTTACAGGAGTACCTGTTAATACAATTCGAGATTTTAAAGACAGAGTAGAAGACACAGTAACTAAACTGCCTGGTAATTTGATTATTAAAGAATACTCACCAGGTAAAGCATCAATGTCTACATTAGAAGCACATATTAAGAAATGCATTGAGCAAGATTTCAAACCAGATCTTATTATCATAGATTATGTAGACTTACTTCGATCTAAAAGAACAAATTCTGAGAGGAAGGAAGAGATAGATGATATTTATTTAAGCACAAAGGGTTTAGCTCGTGAGATGAAAATTCCAATTTGGAGTGTATCACAAGTTAATAGATCAGGTGCTAAAGATGACATTATTGAAGGTGATAAAGCCGCTGGCAGCTATGACAAAATTATGATTACAGACATTTCTATATCATTATCTCGTAAGAAAGAAGACAAAGTAGCTGGTACAGGTAGATTCCATATCATGAAAAATCGTTATGGTGGTGATGGTATGACATTTGGAGCCAAAGTAGATACATCAACAGGTCGTTTCGAGATATTTGATGACTATGAAGAAAATGATGAATCATATAACCCAGCCAAACCAGTTAATGATTTTAGTGACGTGAACGTCCAAGAAAGAGAAACTCTTAAAAAGAAGTTTTTCGAATTACAATCCTAACATTATATTAATATCATGATTACAGATGTAAGAAGTTTAAATATTTAATATTTATATCTAAATAATAATTATGAAAAACATAACTTACATTTATCTTATTGAAAATTGTTATGGTGATCCTAATAAAGTTTACATAGGTAAAACTAAAAACTCTAGAAAAAAAGATCATCAAAAAACATATGGAAACAATATTACTTATACTGTGATTGATAAAGTAAATTCTTTAGATCGAAAATATTGGAAACCATTAGAATCATATTGGATAGAACAATTTAAACAGTGGGAATTTGAAGTATTAAATAAGCAAAAAGGAGGAAGTGGAGTCACTCACCACTCAGAAGAAACCAAATACAAGATGTCATTATCACGCAAAGGAAGAAAGATCACTTGGGGAGATAAAATTGGAAAATCCAATACTAATAAAAAACATTCTGAAGAGACAAAACAAAAGATGAGAAAACCTAAATCTGTTTCAAAAAAAGGAATAGAACATAAACTCACAGGCATTAAAAGATCAAATGAAACTAAAATAAAACAAAGTTTATCACTTAAAGGAAAAACTAGATCTAAAGAATATAAAAATAAAATAAGTGATATAAAAAGCAAACCAATAGACCAATTTGATAAATTAGGAAATTTTATCCAAGAATGGAAAAGTGCTACTGAAGCAGCTTCATATATGAATAAAAAAGCTTCAGCTATATCAGAATGTTGTTCTGGTAAGAGAAAATCTATTTATGGATATATTTGGAGATTTAAAAAAGTTTAATATATTATAATAATGAGCATAATTGAAATAAGAAATTTTTACAAACCTTTTGAGTACCAACAGGCTTTTGATTTTTACAAAGACCAACATAGAGCACATTGGTTGGCAGATGAGGTGCCATTAGCATCTGATTTAGGTGATTGGAAATTAAAACTAAATGAATCTGAAAAGAATTTAATTGGTAATATTTTAAAATCATTTGCTCAAACTGAAGTACATGTTAATGATTATTGGTCAACTAAAGTATCAGTATGGTTTCCAAAACCTGAAATACAAGCTATGGCTCGTGTATTTGCTGATTTTGAGTCAATACATGCTGAAGCATATGCTAGATTAAATGAAGAGTTAGGATTAGATGATTTTCAAGCGTTCTTAGAAGACGAAACATCAAAAGCTAAAATTGATCGTTTAGTAGAAACACCAGGTGAAACATTAGAAGAAAGAGCATTATCATTAGCTATATTCTCAGCATTTACTGAGGGTGTAAATTTATTTAGTTCATTTGCTGTATTAATGAGTTTCCAATTAAGAAACTTAATGAAAGGAACAGGTCAAATTGTTGAATGGAGTGTTAGAGATGAATCATTACATTCTAAAGCAGGTTGTTGGTTGTTTAGAACATTACTATCTGAAAGACCAGATTTAGATACTGAGTTGTTAAGAACTAAAGTTAGTGATGCTTGTCATCTATCAGTACAATTAGAATTTGATTTTATTGATAAAGCATTTGAAATGGGTAATATAGAAGGTTTAACTAAAAGTCAATTAAAAAACTTTATTAAAGCCCGTGCTAATGAAAAAATGGTTGAATTAGGATATAAAGGAATATACAATGACATTGATCCAAACTTACTAAAACAAATTGAATGGTTTGGTCATTTAACAAGTGGTAAAACACATCAAGACTTTTTCGCAGGTCGCGTAACAAGTTATTCAAAATCAACAGCAGATTGGGACGATTTATAAAACAAAAATGAGCACAATAGACACAACAAATTGGATTAAAGGGAAGCATTATCCCGAATTTATGGATGAGATCGCAGTAAGTATGATCTCAAAAGGATATTTACTATCAGATGAAGATGTATTTGATGCATTTAAAAGAGTAAGTAAAGCAGCAGCACGTCGTTTACGTCGTAAAGATTTACAACCATTATTTTATGAAGCAATGGTTAAGAATTGGTTATGTTTAGCATCACCAGTATTATCAAACTTAGGTACAGAACGTGGAATGCCTATTTCATGCTTTGGCATTGATGTTGGAGATAGTATCGAAGGCATTGCAGATGCTAACTCTGAATTAATGAGATTATCATCTCAAGGTGGTGGAGTAGGTATTGGTTTATCTCGCATTAGAGGTCGAGGTAAAGCAATTAAAGACAATGGAGTATCAGAAGGTATTGTTCCATGGGCTAAAATTTATGACTCAACTATCTTAGCTACTAATCAAGGTTCAGTTCGTAGAGGAGCAGCCTCAGTTAACTTAAACATTAACCACCCAGATATTGAGGAATTTTTACAAATTCGTAGACCAAAAGGTGATGTTAATCGTCAATGTTTAAACTTACATCAATGTGTTGTTATTGATGATGAGTTTATGAATAAACTTGAAGATAAAGATCCTAAAGCATTAAAATTGTGGGGTGAAATTCTTAAAACTCGTCTTGAGACAGGTGAACCTTATATTATGTTTGAGGATAATATTAATAATACTAATCCTGAAGCATATAAAAAGAATAACTTAAATGTTACTATGACTAACATTTGTTCTGAAATTGCTTTATATACTGATGAATTACACTCATTTATTTGTTGTTTATCATCATTAAATTTAGCTCGTTGGGATGAATGGAAAGACCATACATTTGAGAACGGAATGACATTACCTGAATTAACTTGTTGGTTCTTAGAAGGTGTATTACAAGAATTCATTGATAGAGCTAAAAATATCAAATTCATGGAAAACACAGTTCGTTCTGCTACTAAAGGTAGAGCTATT